GCATCAAGTGTAAAAAAGAAATCCCAGACGGCGCGCCCTACTGTTGCTGGTGCGGGAAAAAACAGCAAACAAAAAAGGCCACAAAACGCGGGAACGGCACGGGTTCGGTATACCGGCGCAACGATAAATGGGTAGCGGAAATAACAAAGGGATACCGAGAAGAAAACGGATCTGTAAAGCGCGTTGTCGCTCGGAAATGCGGATTCCGCACAAAAAAAGAAGCGCTTGACTACCTGCCGATGTTGGCCGGGCAGAAGAAGCGTGAAAAAGCAATTACATGGCGCGAACTCTATGAAATGTGGCTCCCCACTCACAGAGCCGGGAAATCCACAATTGATTGCTACAAATCAGCCGAAAAATACTTTTATCAAGTTGAGTTCTGGAAACTGGAAGATATAGAAATAGATGATTTGCAGGAATGCATGGACGAATGCCCGAGAGGAAGAAGAACAAAAGAAAATATGAAAGCGTTAGCAGGGCTTATGTACAAGTACGCAGTCCCGCGCGGCTACGCAGAACTGAATTTAGGGCAATATCTGATTGTCAGCGGAGAGTTCGGAGCGGCGAGGGAAAGCTTTACGCAAGAACAGATTGAAAGAATACGAGACGCTGTCAGCGTAATTCCGTTCGCGGATTATATTTATGCAATGTGCTATCTCGGCTTCAGACCGTCAGAACTGCTGGCCCTGAGCGTGGACAACTACGATGCGAATAAAAAAACGCTGACCGGTGGTGCGAAAACGGAGGCTGGAAAAAATCGTGTCGTTCCCATCAGCCCGAAGATCCAGCCCATTATTGATCGTCTTTACGCAAGAAAAGCGTCCGGCGCGTTGTTCTGCGATGAAAAAGGTAACCAATTTTCCTATGATAGATTCCGGGACGCTGTTTTTTACCCCACACTAGAAGCCGTCGGCATTGAAAACCCAATGGTAAACGGAATCCACAAATATTCGCCGCATACATGCAGGCACACATTCGCGACATTGATGAAAAAAGTTGTTGCGCCCGACAAGGATAAAATGAAATTGATCGGCCACGCAAGCCCTGAGATGCTCCGGTACTACCAAGACGTGAATCTGGAAGACTTGAAGAAAATCATAAACGCGATCTAGGATAAAAAGTGGAGTGTAACCGGGAGTGTAACCCAACGTGATTTCTCGAAATCTGGCGTGATTTTTCCTTTACGGAGAAGAAAAGAAAAAGCCCTGAAACCTTTGCGGTTTCAGGGCTTTTCCCGTTTTGCATTGGTCCGAGTGACTGGATTCGAACCAGCGGCCTCTTGAACCCCATTCAATAAAAAATGCAGTAATTTCAACGGTTTTTCTTGCTCTTGGGTGTAATAAGAGTGTAACCGATTTTATCTTGCATCGGATATCTTCCGCATAACGGAATCATACACGCTTCGCTTGACAAGTAATACCGTATCCATCAGCTCGTCCACGATCGGCCAGACTTTGGACGGGTCTTTTTCTGCGATGGCGCGCAGGAAGTCACTGTCTCCGTAGCTGCCTACCATCTGCGTGGCCGCTGCCTGCGGAACTGCCGCCTGCACTGCAGGTGCATTGGCTCCGGAATAAGCGTGCACGCGCGAACTCCGGCTCCCCTGTTCGTCCTCCCGCATCCTGTCGCATATCACATAAAGGTCTGCCAGCTTGGCATAGTTGGGATAGCTGGATTCTTCGTATTCCAGCCGTGCAATCTCCTTTCGGATTTCGGCTTCATCCAGCATGTGTGTCCCTCCTTATGCCCGCTCGATCTGCTCCATGCAGCGGCGGATGGCTTCGCGGGCCTTATCGTCGTCCGCGTCGCGCATCATATCCTCCAGCTGCGCATGCATGTGCTCGCGGGCGTCGGTGCGGCTGTAGCGGCCCATTGCGTCGCGGCGGCGCCCACGGTATGAACTTCCGCGTCCATATGTGCCGCGCATATCCGCTTCCCATTCGCCGTCGCGGGAATATCCGCCGTCCTCGAGCATTTCAATCTTATAGGCGTTTTTGATGGAACTCGTCAGCTTCTGGATCGCGTCCAGATCGCCCGCAGACATTTCACGCTTGTCTGCGATCTCGTCCAGCTCCTTGCAGAGCATTTCGCGGAGATTTCTCAGATCATACATGTTGCTTCCTCCTTTTAAGCCACACGCTCGACGGTCAGGTTGCTGTTTGCAAAATTAACCGCCTGCGTGCTGGTGTTGCGCATGCCTACCGTCACGCAGCAGCCCTTCGGTACGCTTACCTGCGCGGAAACATAGATATTAAAGTAGTTTTCGACCGCAGCCGGAGTAACAGTTGCAGTCGCGCTAGTCAGAGCTTCGCCGTTAATCGCAAGCGCGGCGGTGATCGCCTCGACCGTGCCACCGGTCGGGATAGCGATATTGCCGCCATAAGAGACCTTAAAAATCGCTCTGCACTGGTTGGTCAGGCCGCGAAGGGTTACCTGCCCGCTGCCCTTGCGGTGCACGATACACGGTTTGCTGCTAACTGCAGTTTCTGTCAGCGGTACGTTCTGCCCAGCGGAGACGCTGACGATGTTGGAATTGGTAAATTCGGCCATAAAATCAGTCCTTTCGTAAAAATATAGCGGCGGAGCAGTCGCCCCGCCGCGTTGCTGTCGAGTATCGGCAATGGGGCCGATCATTTTCGTGAGGCCACGAAAAAGCTCTACGATGTGGAGTTGTTACGCGCAGTTGCAGCAGCCGTAATTGTAGCCGCCGTTATAGCCGTTGCAGCCTGCGTACTGGTACGGTGCAGGAACCGCAAAAGAAGGAACGGGGCGAGGATTGTAATACGCAAACTGACCGCTTACATAAGATTTGAGCGTGTCATTCTGCGCCGCCTGCGATGCCGCCAGCTGGTAGCCGAAGAGCTGCTGGTTCTGCTCGGCAATCTTCGCGTCCTTCGCCGCAAGCTCCTGCGCCGTCAGACGCTGGTCGATGCTGCGGAAGCCGCAGTTCATGGCGTCGATGATGTCGCGGGTGGTGTTCTGCACGGTGTTGCGGGTGTCGCACGCCTGCGTCGCCATGTCATAGCGCACCTGGGCGATTGCAGCGCGGTTCTCGCAGCAGCACTCCTGAGCCTGCATCGCCATGTTGTTCAGCTGCTGCATAAGCGCAGCCTGCTGATTGCAGCGGGAAAGTTCAGCGTTCGAGAAGCCGGAAGTCACAGCCTGTGTCACACCTGCAAAGCCGTTGAGCATGCCCGTATTCATGGCGTAGAAGCCATCACAGATACCGTTGTTTACGTTGTCAAGCTTGCGCTCGATGTTGGAGAAGTCAGAGGCCAGCACATAGCCGTCTACAACACCGCCGGAATTTCTGCCGTTGTTGCCGAATCCGTTTCCATTGCCGCCCCAGCCGCAGAAAATGGCAAGGAACAGGATGATGATCCACCAGCCATTATCACCGCCAAAGCCGCCCCATCCGCCGCCTGTCATACCGGTAGGCGCAACGGGCATCGTCATGGTCGGAGAGCCGTCATTCAAACTCATATTTTTCATTCCTTTCGTAGATTCAAAATATTTATCTCAATCGTGGCCACGAATTGAAATCTGTTATCCGAGCAGCTGTCTGAACTGCCCAGCCACCTGCTGCAGCTGATTTAACTGCTGCTGTGATATCTTCCCGCTTTGCACCAGCTTTTCGACCTCTGCTTTTGGATCACCATGAAAGCTGTTCTGAAACTGCCTGAACTGCTGCACCATATTTTGAAATTGCCCCATCTGGCCGGGCATTTGCCCGCCGCCAAGCGCGTTAAACAGTGGGTTCATTGTCCGCCTCCTTTATCTTTCGCGGTCTGACGCTTGGAGCGGCCAGCTTCGCCACAAGCTCGTCGAACTCCTTACGCGTCACGTATTCCTCCATCATGTCTTTTCGCGCCGCTGTGGGCGTTATAACGGCCTGTGCGCGCTCCACGAGGTCGTAGGTCGTCATGGTCGGCTTTCCGCTTGCGTCGGCCTTTTTGACGTACACGACCGGCGCGTTCATATCCCAAAGCGTTACCGCGTTGTTGGGCGCGACGATAAAGTCGTTTGCGGCCTGTTCGTTCGGAATCCAGATGATCGACTGATTCTGCGTCTGCTGTGGCTGCGGCTGGTATTGCTGCATCTGCGGCGCAGGCTGATACTGTGGGCGCATCATTGGCTCCTGCATTGGCTGACTGATTGGTTGGCCGATTGGCTGATTATAAATCGGCTGCTGATACACATACGGCTGTTGTCCAAACATCATGCTTCCTCCTTTGCCCAATAAAACAGTGGAATTTCACTCCCAGAATCCCACGTGTCAAAATACGTCCCATCTTCCACGCACACAACGTGGCTTGATAACGCCAGCACGTACACCCCACGCGGATGATCTGCGCAGAAATCCGCGACGGTATAGCAGTCCGGGCACGTGTTCGGGATCACGTTCCGGGTAAAGCCCTGCTGCCGGAGGTAAGCGCTCCACACACTGTTTGCGCTCGGCAGATCGCCCATGATGAGCCCCTGCAGGCACAGGCCGATATACACCTCGTCCCAGCTCTTCCTGGTCGCCTTTGCGATAGCCCGGACGGTGCAGTCCCCGACCTTCTGCCCGGCAGGGTTCGGATTAAAATAAGAAAAGCCCATACCGAACACTCCTTTGATGTGTCCAGTATGGGCTTTTTTCTGTTTTGATGTGCCTCAGTTTTGCCTCAGTTGTGCATCAGTTCTGCTCAGTTTGGGAGGCTTCCGGACGCAGACTTCATCCTCTCCATGATCTCCGGCAATCGCCGCTGCACGGTGGCCCTGCCGAGATACAGTTCTGTCGCAACATCGACCTGCGGAAGCTTGTCCACGAAATAGAGCTGCGCGATCTGCGCGTTCTCGCGGCCGAGATTGGCCTGATAGATCACGGCTTCCATGTCCTTCCGCGTCAGGCCGCCCAGCTCCGGCGGCAGCTTGGCGCGCGCCTGCGGTGACATAGACCCGCCCCCCTTACTTCATGGCTGCAGCCAGTTTTTTCAGCAGATCGTCGCCGTACTTATAATCGGCGAGATACTTGATGGTGTTGTCCGCGAGACCGGCCTTTGCCTTGATGGTCTTCTTGGCATCCTCGACGGTCTTGTCGACCGTCTCGGTGTCGTAGTCGACCCACGGGAGTTTCCCGTGTTTCTGCCACTTGCGGCTGTTGTAGCCGCCCTTTAGGCCGATGTTGCCAACACACGTGATCTGCACGCCGTCCTCCCAGATGGGCGTACACTCGACGGCTAGACCGTCGCCGATGTACAGGCCCCAGTGCCCAGGCATCCAGAGTCCTTCGCCGGGAACGAGCTTGTCCCAGCCGGTCGACGATACGTCCTTGCACTTGGCGATCATGCCGTCGGCGGAGACGTCCGGGACGGCGTTGCCAGCATAGCGCGCGCCGCCGTGGTAGGCGTTCTTATTGCCGTTCCAGCCCCAGAGAATGCCCTTCGTCAGGTTCACGCAGTCGAAACCGAAGTAGCCTTTGCCGATGAGGCCGCGATATCTGGCCTGCTTCGCCGCAGTGTACCAGTCCGGATACTGCTTCGCCTTCTCGGAAATGATCCCCTCAGACACCGGCGAGCCGAAGCAGCCCCACATGTAAACGGTCTTGTAGTTTTTCGCGACGTCGATATGCTTTTTGACGAGTTCAGACGCTTTCATGACACTCATTTCTGCGTATCCTCCTTCGTGCTGCCGCCCTCGATGGCGTCCTGCACCTTCTGGCTCTGGGTGCCGAAGTAGAAGGTGATGACCGTCAGGAAGATCGTCAGGAAGTCCTTGCCGGAGATATCGCCCCGCAGGGAGAGAACGGCGAAGATGATGGTCAGGCCAAGTGTAACGATGGATTTGACGCTCAGGAGATTCCCGAGCCGCTTGATGATGTTTTCCATATGTACCCCTTTCGTGGTTCTGGTTATTCGTCTTCGCTTTTTTTCGCGAAGACCCGCTTGAATGCGAGCAGAAGCAGCTCCCCGCCGAACGCCGCGGCGGTGAACGTCAGCACGGCGGAAAGATCGATGTCCAGCTGGAACAGGACGGCGATCGTCTCCAGCAGCACTGCCCACACAAGCGTGAGGGTCAACACGCGGATGCAGTAAAACACAATGGTCTTGGACATTTCACCCTTTGTCCAGCGGAGTTTGAATCTCACATCGTCACTTCCTTTCACACTGCACTTCCAGCTGATGCAGGAATTGCTTGACGTCCCCGTTTCCTCCCAGATCTACGTATTTTTTGCCCGCGATCAATCGCTCCGACATTGGCATTTCCTCTGACATGATCGTCAGACGCAGAATAGACAGATATTGCTCTTCCTGGTGCTTCTGCATCTGGTCGAGCTTTTTGTCGATCTCAGTCAGGTGGTCGCCCTGGGAGTCTGCCTGTGTTTTCTTTTTCTGCGCCGCGCCGACGATGGCCTGAATGACAGTCGTCAGCGCGGACGAGCCGAGGACGGCGCAGATGATCGTGATGGTTCCAGCATCCATGTTTTTACCTCTTTTATGTATTTCCCGGCGGTCAGTCGTTGGCCATTTTGATGTAGGTAACCGTGTCGTCGGAATAGCTGACGTTCGGAAGCGCATTGCCGCCGAGCTGGTTATAAAGCTCAGGGTAGTCCGTCTGAGAGAAGGCCGAGCCGTCGCAGGCGTGCCACGGGGCGGCCAGCTCCCGCACGGTGACGAGCAGATCGCCGATCTTGTATTGCGGCGTGGAGAGCTTGTCCAGCGCGTCGTTGATGGTCGGGTCGGCCGGAGCGTCGCCCGCCGTCCAGAGGAGGGCGGCAGTTTCGTCGGTCAGCAGATTCGCCTTGACGAGCGGAGTTTCCTCGGCCAGCGGTTCGTCTTCCAGCCGGAGCCAGACCTGACGCAGCAGATTCCCCGCCGCGTCATAGGCCCCGTAGCAGACCGCGCCGTTCGCCAGATCGTTCGTCCCTTTTCTGTCCCGCATGGCTCATTCCTCCACGGCCTTGATGTAGGCATGACTGCGACTGTCCGGAGTGATCGTTGGAATTTTTTTCGCTTCGTACGTAAAATCTCTATAGACATTGATGCTAGAAGAGCCCTGAGATGTTAATGCGCCAACAATCAACCCGGAGTCATTACCCGCAAAGGTGTTAACGTTTGCCGGAGTGTCTACGGATAAGAATCCTTGAGTTAGATCATCTGTATACAGCAGCTTAGCAACTCCAACAGTTGCCTGTGAAGACGTACGTGCAGCCAGCACAACAATTCCGTTAAATATTTTTATCCAATCGCGCTGCGAGCTTACTATTGGGTACACTGAGAGGGTCGCGGTTTTAAAGGTTTTGCCTCCATCAACCGAGTAGACGTAGAAACGAGAATTATTGTTTGTAGCGTCTGCTGCTATTATTATATTACCGCTAGCAGCGATGCCACTATAATAGCCATTATTGGCGTATATAACCTGCCAGGACGCATAGCTCTCTGGCGTCCGCGTTCGAGCTAACTGGAATGCACTTAAGGAATTCTCGTAACCTTTAGCGCCGTAGAAATAACCGTCAGATTCGTTATATACAACGTTTTTTACCATCTGTTGGCCATCATAGGAGCTGGTCTGCCACGCTGGAGGAAATAGACTGGTAGAAGACTGCATGTAACCCTGCATTTTCATTACCAAATAGTATTTAGAGCCATCTGTAATGATATCGTAGGCACTACCGCCCGGTTTAAACGAGGAACGCTCTGTTGCACCTGCTTCCTGACCTAAGGTCCATGGCCCTCCAGGTTGCTTCGCATAGTAGATATATCCTATATAATCGCTGTTGACTGAAATGTACTTCAAAGCAATACAGACATACTTATTTTCATAGTAGTGTACAGGAGTAAGTTGCCGAATATTGCTCGCTACAGATATCGCATGCCATGAATTCATGTTGTCATTTGAGTACCACATTTTAGCATCGTGAGGTTCTTCTGAGTACTCAGCGTCACCAATCTGCACTCTAGTGCGGAACCATACGCCGTTTGCATACGATATAATATCGCCCTGGCCGTTGGGGGCACTATTTGTGTCTACGACCTGTGTGTCCCAGTTGCCCTGACTTGCAGACACGCGCAAAATGTTAAACAGCTCAGGATAATCAGCTTGCGAAATGTAGCGTCCATCACAGGGCAACCACGCGGAAGACGGTGCTTCACGGGACGTCAGATCGATATCCCCGACGGCGTGCATGCCCGTGGATAGCTTTTCAAACGCCTGGTTGACGGTCGGGTCCTCCGGCTTGTTGCTGCCGGGCCAGAGCTTCGAAGCTGTGGCGTCCGAGAGAAGATTGGCCTTGCTGAGCGGCGTTCCCTCGACAGCCGGCGCGTCCTCGCGCCGGAGATATTCATAGTGGTCGAGCGTGCCATCCGCGCGGTAGATGCCGTAGCGGATGGCACCATTGGCTAGTACCTGTGTCGGTTGTCTGTCTGTCATAGTAATCCTCCCGCGGTGCACTCCGCCGCGCCGGTGTAGCGAAACGCACTTATCACATTGTCGACCAGCGTCTCGCAGATGGCCAGGATGCGTTCGATATCGTTTGCGCCCGCATACGTCAGCAACGCGATCTCCGGCACATCCGGGGTATTTGCGGGGTAGGCGAGCGCGGCGCGGACGTCGCTGATCTGGTCGTGGTATGCGCTACCCTGTGCGACTGTTATAACGTCCGTCATAGCCCAATCTGTCTTCGCCTGCCACGTGATATCCCTGCCGCAGACGCCGGTCAGGCGGTCGCGGAGGTAGTTCAGCGCCGTCCCGACGCGGTTTAGGTCAACGCCGTTGTATGCGCCCTTCATCCCCGCCAGCCACTCCGCCAGCTCCGCCGCCGTCATGCCCGCGTAGCCCTTCACAGCCAACTCGTGCACGCGTGCGACGTCCGCTGCCGTTCGGTCGGTGATTAGGGTGTCAATAATCGTACTCATAGAAGCTCCTTAACGCCCGTCGGCTTGTTTATCAGAATAACCTTAAAGGTCATATCCACATGATTAAAAGCAGAAGCCAAAAGATACTCCGTTTTTAGTAGTGCCTGCACTAAAAGTAATATCAGCCTTGGACGTGTTAATGTCTTTATACATGCACAAAAAGTCGAAATTATCACTCGAGCCACCGGTGTTGCGAGCTGGGCTTCTAAGCCACCAGCTATTACTTGTCGCGCTAGGCACTCGTGCGTTGCATCTATCATCTGTACTACTTTTAAAGTACTCATACCGAGTACCCTCTCCACCCGTCTGGTTACCGCTTACACTGCCAACTACTTCTTGGCCAGAAAGCAAGAAAAGCTTCTCACTACTTGTTACAGTGTTTGCCGATCCAATTCCAGCACCTGTAATTTTAGTAACCTCTCGTACTCCGGCCTGAACCTCTGCAGGCATTCTCTTTAGAATATTAGGTAGATTTGATTTTCGCATCCAGGAATCTACCCAGCGATTAACAGTCTGACTGGAGTTCATATACGCTAATGTTGCGTAAGACGTGTGCAGCATGAAAGTTAACGGAGCTTTGCCCGAGCCGTCGGCGTAGTCATCGTGATTCTTGCCAATGATGTCGATTGCATAGGTCTTGTTGTTGATCGTCATATTGCAGCTGTCGCCGACATTCCATGTGTCCGGCACCTTATTCTCTTGACAGAGTCTCACAATAGTAGCCCAATCATTATTAGCGAACACAGGATCAAACATCTGCAAAACTACTGCATTTGTTCCGACCATAACATCGTCTGATCCTATTGCACCATCCAACTCAGCTGCTACACTCCACTCGCCGGTCTCATCGACCGTCAGTGTGCAATTCCCGCTCGCATCTGCCGTCCCGGAAACCGTTTTACTGCCCTTCGTGGCTGTAACGATTGCACCCGCGTTTGACGTGACGACGATCTGCAGCTGCGGTGCAGTCATGGTGCCGGTAATCAGCTCGCCACTCGCATCGTGCGCGGTCTCGCCTTGTGCAAGCTTCGCTGCTGTAACGGTGTCCTGTGTCAGATCAAGCTTTACTTCGCCGTTGATCTCAACCTTGTTGACTGCCACGATCAAGCACCTACTTTCAGTGTCTGGCCTCCCTGATCGTTATCCGTGTAAGTAACAGGAATTGCAGCAACAGTAACCGAAGACAGATAGTTGAACTTCGGACTGTCAGGCGTAACTTCCTGTTGTACGAATGTCGGAGTAACCGTCTTCGCCTGAGGCTTTACGCCTTCAGAACCAGACATAGTACCTTCAACACCAAGCACCGTGATACCCTCACGAATGTTGGCCGGAATCAGCTTTGCAGCCTCATCAGCGTCGATAGCAGCATCACCAGAACCGTCATGGAAGCCCATCGGAATAGGCACAGGAGTGTCCTTATTGGTGATTTTCAGGTGCTTTGCACCATTATTGGGCATTGTACCAGTCAGCTTGGAACCTGCCACATATGCTGTCTTATCCTTCAGAATTTCTGCAGCAACGGCAGTTGCGTCGCTGGTGTCAGCATCCTTTGTACTTGTACCAACGATAGATGCGCCAGATTTGTCATGGGCTTTAATACCCTTAGCCAGCTTATCAGGAGTGATATCGTCCTGAGTAAGGTCGAGCTTAACTTCAGTACCAACGATAACCTTGTTTACATATTGATTAGCCATAATATTCATCTCCCATAATGAGTGTTGCACCCCCCGCATCGTTCGAGACGATATACTGGGGGATCTTCTTGACGGTTACATTGTCTTTCAGGAAGCGGTCCTTCGTTTCCAGCGAGACCGCCTCATAGATCTTGGGCGTGACCTCGTATGCCCCGGTGTAAGGTTTGGCACCCCCGGCGGATATGGAGGCCGAGAAGCCGAAGGAGACGTCGCTGCCTCCGCCGGTGTCAAAGCGCAGCGCGCGATCTCCGGCCAGCTCAAACGTGACCGGCGTCACTGGAACCATTACAGCACCACCTTTGACAGCGCGTGCAGAACGTCGATCTGCTGGATCGGGGAGCCGATGACATCCCCCGAAGTGAATTTCACCCGCACCTGCATCTGGCAGGTCCGCGGGAGCTTGAATGTCTCCTGCTGCGTCAGCGGGAAGCGGAACTTCCCGTCCTTGTATTCGACTTCGCCTGGGTATTTCTTCTGCAGGTACAGAAGCGAGACCTCGACGGTCTCGATATCGTTGATCTCGAGCGCTTCGCCGTTGTTCGTGATGGAAATATCGATGTTATAGGCATCACCCTGAACCATAGGATGCACCTCCGTTTCTCAGGATCCTACAATTTCACACTCCGCCGCCGCGATCCCGCTGAGCAAGATACCCATGCTGGTAATCGTGCCGGTGATCGTGCTGCCCCACGGCGTCGTCGTTTTGACGTAATCGCCGGGGGTCTCGCCGTCCATGACGATCCGCACGCTGTGGGTCTGACGGCGCATGTAATAGTCGTAGACGTGCTGGGTAACCGCGGCGACGTTGCTGCTGTTGACCAGCGTGGCGTCCCTGACCTCAACGACGTTTGGCTTCGTCGTGGCCGTGACCTTCGGATTAGTCTTCGTCGTGACAGTGGTCGTGTGGTAATACGTCGTGCCGTCGACCTCCACGCTGTCGCCGCTGCCGGTCGTTTTGTACGCATGCGCCGTCACGCGCACCTCCGTCACCGGGGAAGATGTTTCCACGCTGCCGCCGGTATAGAGCCGGTCAAGCGGGATCTCCGCCGCCTCGTCCGCCGCGAGCTTGCGCACCTTGATCCCGCGCGTGCCGCTGGTGTCGATGGTGGCGCAGATGGCAAATGCGATCTGCTGCAGCGCCTCGCGCTTCGTGCAGTCCGGGATGTAGCCCGTGACCTTTGCGTCGTCCAGCGAAGAGTCGTATTCCAGCGTAAAGTGCCCGGCGAGGATCGTCTGGATCAGCGTCTTCGCAGACGCGCCGGAATAGATCGCAGCCGCGAACGGCTCGCTGTCCATGACGCCGAGGGCGTCGATGCAGGAAATATCATAGACGCTCACGCTTTTCCGGGAGGACGATTCGATATAAAACACGCCGATCAGGTGGTCTGAGTCATACGCGCTGACGGGCTGCTTCTGCTGGAAGACGTAATCAATATCATCGGCACTGTCCAGCGAGAAGTCGAGCGTGTTGATCTCCAGATCTTCTGAAATAATGTTCAGGCCCTCCGTGACTCGGACGGAGCGCAGCTCTTCCCGCTCGAACTCCCGGACGATGCCGAAGAAGATCTGCGAGATCTTCGCGTAGTGGTTCGGCAGGTGGGTCTTATTGATCTGCACGACGAGCTTGTTGTATAAGTCGACCTGCTGCTCGCAGAAATACTTGTACGAGTTCGGCGTGAAGGTCTTGCTCGCAAGCTGTTCTTCGCCGTTGTACCACATCAGGACAATCTCGCTGCAGTAGTCACCCTCCGAGCCGTCGAAGTAGAAGAAAATGCCCGGGGACGAGAACTGACCATTCAGGGAGATCGTGATCGTCGGCGCTGCGTCAAACGTGCAGTCGTCGTTGCTTTGCACCGCGGACCAGAATGCGGCCCGCTGGTTCCCGAGCAAGACGCGCGTCCCGTCTAGGACCCACTGGTTCTGCTCGCAGGACGCCAGCAGCCCGGCGTCCGTGCCGTAGGGGAGCAGGGCAGGGTTCGCAAAGTCTTTCTTCGCCGTCGTCGTTACCGTCGACGCATCTGCTGCGCCGACCGCGACGTCTTCATATACCACTCTTACGCTCATGCCGGGGTCCTCTTCGGTTTCATGGCAACGAAATTGACGGTCAGGTTCTGCCAGCTGTTTTTCCCGACATAGCTGGACGCCAGCTCGTCGTCGCCATTTGCAACATACGCGTCGAACGTCATGGTCGTCTGCGCATAGGGGACTGTCAGTACGTGGCTGTCTGCCGGTGCGGAGATCGTTTCATAAAACTCGTCGTATTCCTCGGGGTTCGATGTCACTGAATCAATTTCCAGGCTGTAATTGTAATAGGTGCCGATGATGTCGCGCTTCATCGCGCCGGTCATGACGCGCCCGGCGTTGTCTCCGTCAAGGACGGAGAACGAACGCTTCAAGGAAACTACATGCAGGTTCGGATACGCTTTCCCATCAAGACTCAATACGCTTGTCATGCTCTCACCCCCGCCAGACGAACGCCAACGCGCTGCGTCTCGTCGTTGTTCGCCTGATATACCGCGCGGGCAAACTCGCGCTTATCGACCTGCATTACGACTGTAATGCTTCGGCCTCCCATGCCGCCCGTTTCATTCATGGCCTGCTTGAACGCCTGCACCATCGTAGCAAGCGGCGTCTCAATATTCGTCCCGCTTTTCTGGTCGCCGAGAACGGCGAGAAATTCGCGGTTCGGGGGAATGACTGCGCCCTGCGCGAGACGAGGCAGTGCAACGTTGCTCACTAGGGGAATGCTAATTCCGAAAGACCTACCGCCAATTAGAGGAACCCAATCAGGGACCTCGAAATGAATGGTATTCAGCGCGGAGATAAGGAGGTTTATACCGTTGATGATAAAGTTTATCGCATATTCAACAGCGGTAATGATTCCATTCCAGATTCCCTTAAATATATCCTTTACGCCTTCCCACGCCTTTGTCCAGTCTCCGGTAAAAACGCCGCTGATAAACTCGATGATTCCGCTTAGCCACTGCTTTATACTGTTGAATAGGCCGGATATAAAGTTTCCGTATGTCTGGAAAATCGCCGCGAGCATGGGGCTTTTTGATTGTAACCATGTAATGAACATATCCCATGCATCTTTGATGGAGTTTACAATCGCGTTCCACGTCTGCTTAAGCCCTTCCCAAATTTGTTTCGCGCCTTCTGCGGCAAGCTTTAAGTCTCCCGTAAACACGCCCTTAAAGAATTTCCCGAATCCGTCTATGATATTTTTCAGGCCTTCGATGAGTTCTTCGCCATGTCCGGTAAAGGAAACAAGTGCAACCAGAGCGGCAACAAATCCCGCAATCAGGAGTGGAATCCAGCTACCCGTCAGAAGCGAAATGCCGATACCGGCGGCAAGTAGCCCCGCGATGATCGTAAGCGTATTTACTAAATTAAATCCATTTTCAATGACATCCTTGATTCCGACAACAAGCATAGCAAGACCGCCCACAACAAGCGCAATGCCTGCTGCTATCGGGCCAAATGCGATTGCAAGTCCGGCAGCAAGCGCGGCAAGCCCCGCAAGCATTCCGAGGAAATTTTGTAAATCAATCCCGTTCTTCCACGCGTCTAGCCAGAAATACACAAGTGCAAACGCACCAGCTGCTGCAAGAGCGATCCCGGCAATCTTGCTCAAATCGTTTGTAAACATGCTTGCAATTTTCCATGCGAGCAGCCCGGCTGCAATCGCACCTACTAAGCCGAGAATATCGTGGAGTTTATCCTCCGCCATGTCGAGGTTTGAGAAATCCGGCGCGATATCCGTAGACGCCGCCCCGCCTGCGCCGCCACCGCCTCCAGATGCCTGATTGCTGGTAATCTGGTTGATCTCGTCGAAGCTCGCCATGCTCTTGCTGGCGTCTTCAGCTGCGGAGCCTACCCCCTCGATTGCTTCTTTTTCCGCATTCAGCCCTTTTGCCGCTGCGACCTGCGCGCCCCAGCTTTTGCCGGACAGCATGCCGAAAAACTTTGCGATAGCTGTAACAACCTGTGTCAGAATGTCCACAAGCTTCACAAAAACGGGGATCACGACTTGAAGAATCGGCTGAGCCAGCGTCAAAAACGCCGCCTTAAGCCGCGCAACCGCTGCACGCGCCTCCTCGTTCTGCATGATTGTTTTCCCGAGCCATGTCCGCAGGCTTTGCAGCGCTCTAGTAATCAGAGAGAATACAAGGACACGCTTAAAAAGCCCGGAAACACGCTTGCTGAACGTGTTCATGCTGTCGGAAACATTTTTTGCTGCAAGCTCCATCCGTTCGGACGCGCCGCTTGCGTTTGTAATCTCTCGCGTGAGCTCTCCTGCGCGTGTCTTCGCCGCGTCCAGCGCGGAAGTCTGTTCCATTACCTTGTCCGTAATTTTTGCGTACTTGCCGTCCAAGCTCTCAACGATCTTGTCCTGCTCTTTCAGAAGCGTTTCCTGCTCTCTAATCTGTGCAGCGACTTCGGATTGCCTACTGTATGCAGAAATATACGCATCAGGCGATGAAGACACCTCGCCGGATGTGACCTGCCGCAGCCGCTCAGATTCTGCGCGCAACGATTTCAGCGCAGTTTCTGCCTGCTTTGCGGATTCCTTTGCTGCGTCAAGCTGCGCCTTGATCCCGCTTTGCTCGCCGCTGCTCTTTTTCAGGTCGGTTTCCAGCTTGTCGATTTTTGCCGTAAGCTTATCAAGCTCCCGCTGTGCTTTTTTTGCGTCAACTTCCGCCTGCACAACGATTTTCCCATCTGCCATTTTCTCACCACCTTATTTTGAGACGCCCCACGCTGCCAGAATATCCTTTTCTGCGTCTGTGTAATTCGTTTTCAAATCAATAATTTCACGGTTTCGCCTGTAGAACTCTCGTTCCTGCTTGTCAAGAGGCTTCCCGCGAGATTTCTTGTCCCGGATACTTACCACATGGGCAAACAGGCAGTCTCCAATTTCCTGATAATAGGATAAAAACGTATACCAGTGCAGATATTCCAATGCGCGGATTTCACATCCTGCAATTCTGTTGATGGGCGCGACAATCATCGCAAAGTCCTGCTCCCACGACATCAATGTCGGCTGCTTTTTTTGCTCCTTTTTGTCTTGCTCGTAGTCAATAAACCTGAAACATTTCCGCAGTGCTTCCTCATAATCTGAAAGCGGAATATCGTCAAAGTCAGGGTAGAATATCTCAAGGGCAGCAATGGTGCGCTCCTCTTCCGTCAAATCTTTATCAGAAAGAGCGGCGAGGATATCCAGCACCGCTCTATAATCTGATTCAATCTGATATGTTTTGCCGTTTACCTCAGCTGACGTCGGGAGCGCGTAGATCAGCGCTTTCTTTTCGCCCATCTGTCCGTGTACTGTTTTACTCTTGGGCTTAGTCTGGTTTTTTCGAGATCGAAACCAGCGTCCATCTCGTCGATGACAGCAAGCATAAGATTCGCCCATACCGGCAGACCATTTGCAAGCGCCATTACGTTTGTCCTGAACACTTCAGTACAAATCGGCTTTCCAAAAATTCCGTCGATTTTTTCGCGAATCTCCTTGTCGAACTGATCTGCCAAATCGAGAATTTTTTTCGGGTCCGTCTCGTTTTCGGCGCGTTTTGCGTATTCATGCTGTCTGGATTCCAACTCTTCGAACAGCGAAAACAGCTTTTTCGCAAATTCGCTGTCCGTAGGGTTGAACTCTACACTCACGCCGCCGTTAATTTGGAAGGACTGTACACCAGTATCAAATCTGATATCTGCCATTTAGTGTCCCTCCTTACGCCGCAGAATCAGCCGTGAATGTAACTGCACCGTTGCTGCCGACCGCAGCCGTTCCGGTCGTGCGCGTGCCGCCCAGCGTCACGTCGAACGGCATACCGACGAAACCGCCGCCCTCGCCGCCGAGGCTCGCGGGCTTGACCATTGTGCCGTCGTAACGCTCCGCAAAGACTGCCGTCTTGGCCGTGCCTGCGTAAAAATGAACGATGAGAACGTCCTGATTCGCCAGCGCCGCTGCATCCTGGTCTTTGACAGCCAGGTTCCACAGCTTGACAAGCGCCGCGTCGCCTGCGTCCAGCTCGCACGGGTCGAAGCTCTGCGTGATGATGGGCTTTTTCATGGTGGTTCTTGTAGTGCCGAGGATATCCTTACTGGAATCCTCCTGCCAATCGTACTCCATGCTGGAATCCGTGACGCGCTTGCCGAACGGAGACCAGACAGGCGTAGACGCCTCGCCGGTATTCAGGTATGCGATCAGCAATTCGCGGTCAATGGTCTGGCCAGCAGCGGTATTAAAGGTCATGTCTGCCATAATTAAATCACCTCATATGTCATTTTCATCAAAATCTGATGATCTTCGGAGCCGTCTTCATATGGCGTAAGCATTGTCGCGCGTGCTGATATTTCCATCTTTCGCACTCGTATCCCATCGCCTAAAGACGGATGATTTTTTGTTGCCCACTCACCGAAGCGATTCAACATTGCATCGGCTCGTAAGCGCTTGTCATTGCTGTTTCCGGGAATAATGCGTGCCACCATTGCGAATCGATATGCAGCCTCATATCCGCCCAGAATGTATGGCCCCCGTGTGATGTACGTCCCCGGAATTACAGATAGTTTCATGCCCGCAGAATCAGCGGGTAAGAACTCATAGTTGATTGCCGCGGCTGGTATGTCCTCACCAGTAAAAGAGTTAGCCCATACCATCATTTTTCTTGAAATGTCATCTTCTTCCGCTATTGATACAAGCTTCTTCTCGTCAAAGTTCATTTTTCACTGCCTTATCTGCTACGCGAATCCATTTTTTAAGGTTCTCGGCTTTCGATGCTTCAAACCAGTATGATTGAGCCTGATTGTGTCCAGCCTGATTGTGTCCAGCCTTATTGAACTCAAGGTTCTTGTCGGTCAGCACCTTTGTCATCCCTTTCTTCGCGTATGTGCTGCCGGTTCCCGGGTCTACCATCACTTTCCCGTAATACAGGAATCTTGCATACGGTCCAGGATAGATGATCGCATTACCGTCCACAAGTGTTCTCTGGTCAAGAGAGCCCGTCAGGAACGGCACATATTGGCTTGTGTCCTTCCGCACCTGCGTTGCAACAATATGCTCCGCTTTGGTGCATGCCTGCGCGAGCTTTTCCTGCAGCGCGTCACATCCGTCTGTTTTTACGCTGAATTTCAGCATTACGAGCCTCCGACCTGCCAGTGCTGCATAGAAGGACTGCCGAAGTCCTTCATGTCCACCTTTGTCACTTTGTACACATCGTCGTAAAGCATCTCAATCTGTTCTTCTGTCTTGTCCGGTTCGACTACTTCACCCTTCGCAAAGAAGGTCGTGCCGCCGTTACCGTCCGTGGACAACGTCCAGATCTTGCTTTTATCAGTTGCACGCCAGAACTCCTGCGGCCCGACGTAGCGCTTCTCCGCTCCTGTCACGCCGTCTACAGCAGCCGCAGAGAACGGAATGTACAGATTCACCGCATCTGCTCCTTCAAGCCCGCTCGCGCGGACGTTAGCCGCTTTTGACGCTTGGAGCATTACCCCGCGAATTACAGTGATATGGATTTTTTGCGTATCTTTGAACGTTTCCGGATCCTGCTCCTGCGTGACGTTGTAGATGGTTACAGTGTGTGGGGCGTACATGAAAAACACCTGCCTCTGTAGAGAAGCCCGGTATGGGCTAGATATTCACGCGCTACGCTTGCAAGGGCATTCTTCGCCTCCGAAGCCGCTTTCAATGCAGCGACGGAAGAATCTCCGCCGCTGCGAAGTGTCCTGGAATAGCCGCCTACAGTCTCGCTCTGCAATTCTCCTTCGTCAGATGCAAGCCCGGCGGACACATTCTTTCTGGCAAGCTCCTGTGCCGTGTCGATCAGCATATACTGGTCGACTAAGGCACAGCAGCACATTTTTACAGCATCCAGCTCCGCAAAATCCTTTACTCGGTTTTGCGTGTAGTAGTCGAGGAAGGAACTGGCGCGTGTCGCCAATCTGCAAAAACTATCCGCGTCTACAGTTCCCATGTAAGTGCCGCAGTAGTATTCAAAATCAGCGTAGATCATCACTCCACCCCTTCCAGAATAGCCAAAATTTCAGCCTTTTTCATGGAACTGTTGACCCCTTCCACCCCGTTTCCCTCAGCATAATCGAGAAGCTGCGCTTTCGTCATGCCGGAAAACGTGGGCGGTTCAGAGGCAGGCGCTCTCAACAGTTCATTTAACCCCCCGCCGAGATCGTGCCGACTACGATGCCGTCCATGCGCTCTGCAAACAGCACCATGCCGTTGATAACGGTATCGGAGGCGGTCATGTTGGTGTAGTCCGGCTCCTCATGGATGCCGATATAGCCGGTTGCGTCGGTGGTGAAGTCAAACACTTCGCCAAGATCTGCGCCGTTCACGGGGATGTAATACAGAACAATGTTGTCCTTCGCCGTAGCATAGATCTTACCCTTCGGAACACTGGAATTGAAGATTACAGTGCCAAGACCGAGGAAGTTCTCCACGTAGGTCATTCCGAAAGCGGTCTGTAAGGTAATGTTCGCCGTTGCGAGGTAGTCTGCCACATCCAGAGGGTTCAGGAAATAAACCGCACCGATCTCGTCGTCCTCGAACAGAACCTGCAACTGCCCCCACGCCTGCGCAAGGGTAGCCTGGAAGGTCGCGCCCGTTGCCGTTCCTGTGCCGGTGGCGAGGAACGTAAAAAAGTCCTTCCGGATGCCCTTCTGCACGTCCTTTAGCATTTCGTCTGTGGTCATTTCCACCGCCTGATCGTAGCCACGGTCAGTGATAGCCTCCGCAGACGTTGCCTTTCTCCACTTCTTGAGCGTGATCTCCTGATAGTTCACGGGCTCCGTTTTGTACTTGCTCAGGGGAATTGTTTCACCTTCCGCCACGGCACCATCTTCCAGCGTGCCGGTCGCCTTGTAGCTCTTGAGCACGGTGCCAGCCTGCTTTGCGATTTTGCGGGTAACGCCAAGAGCCTCCATCAGCTTCTTGATGGAATAGCCGAACATTTCGGTAAATTCGATCTCGCGAACTCGCGCAAGATCAGCTTTTTTAATCAGCTTAGGATCAACAGCCATTTTTATTCTTCCTTTCTAAACAAATCCATATTTGCGGCGATTGCGGCGCGCCGCTCCGCTCTGTCAGTGATTTGCATGATCTCGTCTTTCGTCATCGCCTTGCTGCCGTCGTTGAGACGTGCGCCCATGTCCACACGGACAGAAGGTTTGGAGACAAGCCCCTTGTAAGTTCCTTCGATAAGTTCATCAAGGCTCTTTGTGTCCTTGATTTTCTCACCGTCCATCTCCAAGGCGGTCATTTCCTCGCCGCAGCCGCGCATGGCAAGATCGAGATTTGCGCCTGTGATATTTTTGCTTTCAAAGTAAGCCCGAACAGCCTTTTCCTTTGCCGCCTTGCTTTCCTTTGCTGTGATTCCGGATTTATAAGCCTCGAAGTCCGAGTGTTCCTTTTCGTACTTCTCCTTATATCCGCCATCGCCCGCCGCCTTGAGGTCGTCCAACTGTTTTTGAACGTCGGGCAGTTTCTCCGCATCAGACTTGTACTTGCTGACATCAGCCTTCAAGCCGTCTACGGTATCGGTATGTGCTTCAATGATGGTGTCCACCTGTTCATCGGTGAGCCCCATTCCTTTCAGTAATTTTCTGGTCAATGCCATTTCTATCTTCCTTTCCTTTGTCCGCAGTTCATCGCGGCGATAGATTGTATAAAAACCGCAGTACTTCGCGGGTTTTACCTGTAAATTATTTGTAGAAAACTTTTGTTCTTTCTGGTTGCTCCGGCAATCCCGCCGCCTTGCTGAACCTGCTGTATTCTGCGCTCAGCCGCCGAATCTTTATGTTTGCGGCGGTCGCGTCTTCGGAAAGCCCAGCTTCTTTGTATGCGTTTCTAAGCTTCTTCTGCGCGCGGATTTGCCGTTCTATTCGGCGTTGCATCTGCGTCGCTTCATAGGCTGTGTAAGTCTTTCCGTCAAACGTGCAGCCAAGACCATCGTCGATATGCTCAAGCTGTTCGTCTGTGTAAGTTCGCTCCGAAACTCCCGGAACAAACGGGTATTTGTGATGCCTACAGTTTGCGCCTGTCAGACCGTCAACATATCCGTAACCAGTCGTTTCCACAAGGTCATCGTAAAGCCCCAGCGGGTCAGGTTCGCCGCTTTCGCTCTGGTAATAGACTTTCCCTTGCCAGTCTTTGTGGCTTGACCACGGCGACGCACCCGGCTTGTCACGCGCCCCAGAGTGCGCAGACACTTCAAAGTATCTCGTATCAAGGTACTCTGCGCTTTGGTTCGTGTACTGGTCGCAGATCTGATTCACGCCGGTCATGACAGCTCTCCGAACAGCAACGTCGATGTTGTCAACGTGTCCGCTTTCGTAGTTCACGACTTTCAGTCCGCCTGCAAGCTGTTGTACCGCAGACTTGATCGCCTGATTGTAGCTGATTGCCCCGCTCTGAATCTGCATAACAGCAGAATCCAACGCCCACTGATACGCACGAGCGGGCGGAAGCATCGTCCTTCCTTTGTCCACCAGAAAGCCCATAGACTGTGTGATATTATGAACTTCATCAAGCGTCTGCGCTCTGATTGCTTCGATGGTCGCAGTGTTCACCAGAATATCAGGCTTTGTCAGCCCTGCCATGTCGATAACCGATGTGTAATACTTCTGGTTTCTGGCAATAACATCGTCGAAAAGCTCCTTGAGCTTCTTCTCGCTGATTCCAGAAGTATTGCGGATTGCTTTTTCAATCTCCTTCGTATCGATACCATGCGAGCGAAGCGCCCGGATTGCTTGAACAGTCACTTCGTTCAGCTGATCTTTCAGCGCAAGCCTACTGCATATCTCATCGAGGAGCGTATCTTCCAATCCTCGGAACAGCTCTGCCAGATCCTCTGGGAGCGCATCAAGCAGTTCTGGGGTGAATGGATACCGGCTCATCTTTCACAACCCCAATAGTCCCAGTGTTTTCTCCAAATCCCACTACTCGACCTCCGTTTCTTCCTCAGTTACCATGCCCTGCGCCTTCGGCAGCGCCGCCTTTGCTGTCGCCTCGTCCTCGTTCATCCACTTCATGCGGAACTCCCAGTCGTTCATGATGCCTGCGCTGAGAAGCTGCATATCGCGCAGGAAGTCCGTCTGCTTGTCCTCAATGATTGAATCGTCAAAGTCAACAGAAATCTGTACTTCCTCATTCAGTCCAGCTTCCATGTACCTGTTCCCCATGCGGAGTAGCGTCCTGCAAAGCTCTGTGATTGCCTGTTCAAGCAAAATCTCATGCTTCTTGATCGTTCGGAACATGGTGCTGTTCTCACTGATAACCTGCGTCGCTGTAGCAATACTTCCCTGATCGAACTTGTAATGATTTTCACCGAAGCCGCACTTGCTGGACAGGATATTCAACATATCCTGCATACCGGTGTTAAACTCCGCCGTTCGAAGCGTCATGTCGACCTGCTGCAAGATGCTTCCATCTCCGCCTCGATCTTCCGGCAGCACATAATACACGGTTTCACGCTTGTCAAACACAGGACGGCCATCAATGGTTTTTGTTGCTTCCGGCTGCACCACAATGCGCTTTTTGCCAAGAACAAACTCATTCACGTAGCTGTCATATGTAATATCAACGCTCTTAAGCTGGTCGATGGCATATGCAAACACCGCCACACCAAGCGGGTTATTTTCATCGGAGTTCGCGATATTCAGCCTGTCAATGACAAACTGAGGCTTGCCGCTCCCTGTGTGTACAACAGGCGGGATTGTTTCAAATCCCTTTACACTGATCAGCGGGACTTCATCAGAATCATACAGATGGTTCTCGATGTCGTACTCGCCGCCGTTCAGCCTGTGAACTTGAATGTATGTGTACTCTGTATCGTCCACCTTTTTTGTAGAGGCGAACGCGCACTCTCTGATGATTCCATTGTCCCATGTCAGGGGATAAATGTTCGTCGCGCTGACATAGTTGATACGGATGCGCCCAGAATCAACAATTTCGGAGGTGTCTGGATTGATGGACATTCCCTCAATGACCGGAACATACGCGATCGTTCCAAGCGCTGCTTTTCGCTCCTGCGATTCGTTCGCCTTGACCTCCCAATTGTTTTCCGAGAGAATCGTGTCTACGAACTCCTGCTCCTTCTTCCCCTCGAGCGTGATGTTTACCCGCTCGTTCATCAGAAGGTTTGCCCAGTCCTCGCAGACCTTTTTCGCCATGCTTACGGAATATCTGCGGCATTCCAATTCTTCAATACCATTCCATACCGTGTAACTGTGGAAGTCCTCGACATTTCCTTTGTACCAGTCTCCCCACACGCCGATCAGTTTGTAGAAATCAATACCAACTGTATCGAAGCCAAGCTCCTTTAATGCTCTGCGTATGTTCACTCTTTCACCGTCCTATCATATGCCCGGCGCGTTCCAGGTCTTTGTAATAAGGCTCTATACTGTACTCAAACGCATCGAGGCTATCAATATCGGATGTCCCATCGTCAAGACGCTCGTCCTCGAACTTATCCGGGTCATAAATTGCTGATTGGAACGCATCGATCAAATGCGGGCAGTTCCGCGAAACCTTGAGCCTGCCTTGCTTCATCAGAAGCACAACAAGCCTGATTCTGTCCGTGATCTGCATTTTCAGCGCGTTCTTGACTTGAGTGCCCAGCCGGAGTTTTTGCGCCGTGTGGTCTAAACCTCGTATAAGCACCGTTTCCGCGCTATCTGCTCGCGTCTGGCTGTAACCATACTTTGACGTTATCAGTTGACAGAACGTAGCAAAACGCCGGTTTAACGCATCTGGGTCAATCTCTTCGTTTTTGATGTATTCTTCTTCCAACGCCACAACCCGGAAATCTTTTGTGATCCCGGTAGCTTGAAATTTCGTTGCAGACTTCGTTCCACCGAAGTCGACGCCAATGGAAATAACAGAGAACTTTGTATCGTTTTCTTCCGCCCATTTTATAGGATCATCAATCAGATACTTTTCTGTGTCGTTGGCAAAGTCCTTGTAAACAATACCCTCCGCAGCTACCCACAGTCCTCGAACATAGCGGTCGTAGAATATCCCGGCGTACATGTTTTCATAGCGCTCAAGCGTCCTTTCGCTCAATCCGGGGTTATCCTTCATCTCGAAATGTAGGTAAAGAGTGTTCCGCTCTCTATGCCGCTTTATCCATTCCTGATAGAACCAGTGGTGCGGGCTTCCGGGGTTGCAAGAGAACCACAGCTTTGCACCGTCCACAGAGCAACGTGCAAGTGCCTGCTCCACAAACGATCGTGGCATCAGCACCACCTCGTCCAGCAGCACACCCGCCAGCGTCCGGCCTTGGATCAGTGTATAGCTTGCCTCGTCCTTACCGCCGAACACTTCAAAGTAATTCGTCACGGCTCCGCGCCGCACTTCCATCACCTTGTCACCGCGCCGCCAGCGGATGATATATCGCTCCTTCGCAAGGCTCATCGCCGTAAACGGCACGATAATGTTCTTTGTGCAGCTATCCACTGTGCGGCCACACACGCCAAAGCGCTGCCCGCTGAAATTCTCCATCGCCCAGCGGACGAACGCCCACATCATGATTGAGGTCTTACCGGAACGCACAGCGCCGTCGCAGATCAGCGCGTCATACTTGGAATAGGGGAAAGCAATGATTTTCCGCTGCTTTGAACTAATCATCGCTTTCCAGCCCTTCCGCCATTTCGCGCAGGCTTACGCTCAACGCGTCCTCCTGCGCGTTATCAGTCGGCAAACCCAGCTCGACAACGTCACGCTGGCCAAGATATTGTTTCCCCAGCCAAATAGCCATGCTCGCGTTCTTCGCCGCAAGCTGCCACTGGCTCCGGCGCAGTGAAATTTTCCCCGCTCCTCGCTTTTGCTTAAATACCTCGGAAAAACTGGCATGATAGGTGCGTTTACACCAACTATCCAGTGTTTTATCAGTCACGTCAAACCAACCACAGATTTCCTCAAGCGTGCATTGCAGGCCGCAGAGGTTCTCGAACTGCTTCTGATCTATTTCCTTTCTTGGCCTTGCCATACGCGCCCTCCTTTCTCTGCTGGCGTTTGATAAACTTCTCCATGTCCCGCTTCAAATACGGGCTGCTGGTTTTGGCTATAATCGCCCGTGCTTCTTCAATCGTCATTCAGCAACACCGCTTTCTTCCCCGTAAACTTCTCCCAACGGTCAACAATTACATCGGCATACTTCGGATCGTACTCCATGCAGAAAGCGCGTCTGCCATTCTGCTCCGCCGCCATGATCGTTGTGCCAGAACCAGCAAACAGGTCAAGCACATTCTCTCCCGGCTTGCTGGAACACTGCATCTGGTAGTCGAATAGCTTAATCGGCTTCATGGTTGGATGCTCTGCCGATCTCACCGGCTTATCAAAATTGAGAACAGTGGTCTGTCTTCGGTTTTTGAAGAAGTAATGCTTATGGCCTTCCGTCCATCCATACAAGCACGGCTCGTGCTCGTTCTCTTCAATCTCGCTCTCGCCATAGAGACAAGGTTCATGCTTCCATTGGTAATCCTGCCGCCCCATGACCATGCTGTTTTTTACCCAAATCAAGCACTGCCTTACTCGGAGCATTGCGTCTCTGCACGCCCCACGGAAGTTATACCCTTCGCTATCGGCGTGCCAAATGTAGAATGGCGCACCTGGTTTCATGACCATCGCCGCATTGGAGAAGGCATCCGTCAGGAACCGTCTAAATGCCGTATCCTCCATATTGTCGTTCTTAATCTTCCCGGCGGTACCCTGATAGTCCACATTGTACGGAGGGTCGGTGAGCAGCAAATCCATTTGTGCCCCCCCTACGAGCTTCTGTACGTCTGTCAAAGACGTGCTATCTCCGCACATAAGGCGATGGTCTCCAAGCTGATACACGTCGCCAAGTCTGCTCTTCGGCTCCGCAGGAAGAACCGGATCATAGTTATCCTCCACAACGGATGTGTCCAGCTCGTCGCGCAGGCCCCAGTCAAAGTCAAACGCTGACAGGTCGAGACCAGGCAGTTCGTCAGCCAGCAGGTCAAAGTCCCAGTCACTCTCGTTGCTTTTGTTATCCACCAGCCGCAGGGCGTTCACCTGTTCCGGCGTGAGATCATCCACGCAGACGCACGGCACTTCTTCCATTCCCAGCTTCTTCGCCGCCATAGCGCGACAGTGTCCGATTACAATCACGCCGTCACGGTCAATCACAATCGGCTGCACAAAACCGTACTGCTTGATGCTCTCCGCAACGTTGTTGATTTGCGTTTTGTCATGCTTCTTCGCATTTTTCCCGTATGCAGTAATGCTGGAAAGCTTTCTGTTTTTTACCTCCATGTTGTCCTCCCCATCATGTCCGCTCACCGGCCAGCAACCTCATTCTTTCGTTCTCGTGTCTCCGTGTGTGAATAAATATATTTATTCACACCGGAGAACACGAGAACAGGAGGAGGAGGTTTCCGCAGAACGCTGCGGTGCCGATGAAAAGGGGCGTAGAGTTGATCTCTACGCCCTTATAGTAAATGTTAAATTTGGCTCTGGGGCGCAGACTTTTTCATAAAAGCCCTCTTTTTTGCCCCACAAGACGAATAAATTGCCTGTGCCACTCCTGCGCAGTACGCTCCGAGACGTAGCACGCTAGCGCGGCCCCCTGCAGCGTGTGCGTCCGCTTCCAAAGAACCAAGTCTATGATCCGGAGTCGCTCCGCGCCGTCAACGAGCTGTTCCGTCTCCGAGATTGCCTCCTCAACGGCAGCGCGCTCGGCCTTCGTCATCAGCCCGCCGCCCTTATAATTGCGGATCATCCACTTTGCATATGGCCACCAGCCGTAGCGCGGCTTACTCACGGCGCACTTCCTTTCTTTTCTTGCAGTGGCTTACATCATTATACCGGATACACCCGCATGTGGTAGAGAAATATGCGCATTGTGAGTTCTTGCACCCATCAACTGCCTTTTCGTCCAGCACATCCTTTGCCCATTCCCCGCGCGCTTTGTCCAGTTCGTCCTTGTACGCCGCGCACTCAAACGCAGCATTAGTTATAACATGCCACAGAGCCGGTAAGCCGCTCTCATCGTCGAGCGCCAGCGGATTATCCCAGATATGCAGAACGTGGCGCAGAAGGGCGTCGTGCCACCTTTCAGGGGCTATGCTTCGCCAGTCCTCAGCATCACCGTACTTCCGCATTCCATATTCGCGCACCTGCATGATCGCCTCGATGCCCTCCACCGGCACGAGCGACGGCCTCGGCTTTCCATCATCGTACTTCGCGCCCTTGATCTGTTCCATCAATAGTGTACCCTCTCTTCGCGTTTTGCCCGATCGTATTTCCGCGCTCTGGCGGACTTGCCGCTTGTTTCCATCCCGCGCTCTATGCGCTCTACCTTGCTTTTGTTGTACTCGTCCGCAGCCTTGCGGAACGCTATGTACGCCTCGCAGGTTGCATGCTTTGCCCCGCAGCCTTTCTCGGGGCAGCTACCGCACGGGGCTGAATACGGGCTGATTCTTAAATCTCCCTGCATTCGTCCACCCTCACACAGACCCGCTTGTCTCCGACGCGCACAACATATCCGGGCATGCTGCTGACGTATTCATATTTTTCCGCGTCGTACACTTCGCCCATGCGCTGACGCATGGCGGGATAGACCGGGATGATCGCCGTGATCTGGACCCGTACCTCATCCCATGCGCGATCGCGCCGCTTGCCCGTGCAGATCGGATGCAGCTTGCGCCATGCCCCGGCACACGCCCGGCTGCAGAGATACCGGCCATCCGCGCGCGGCTTGCAGGGTCTGGTAAACACCTTCCCGCAAACCGGGCAGGCCGCCGTGATATTTGCCATTACAGCTTTACCCCCTTGATGTACTTATCAAAATATGTGGTTGCAACGGCCATAGCTGCCCACATGTCTGCCGAGAAACCGTAGAAGAAACCGGGGTTCTTCTTTGTTCCCTTGCCGTAGTTCGGCTGGCCGGGCGCGTAGCGGTCGACGAGGGCTTGACGGATGTTTGCATCTTTGGCAGATAGCGATCCGCACAGATCAAGCTTTTCTTCCCGGCGGAATATCCGCGTCGGCCCATATCCAGTCTGCCACAATACGGTCTGCCAGAACCGCCCGATCCAGACGCAAGTATCAAAAACCTCTTGGCCTACCGTCATGCCCATGCCAGCAATCATTTCGATTGCCACGTCGTAGCCGTTCCCGTAAAGCTTCTGCGCGATCAGCGGCAGCAGCACATTGTTCTCGATCTTCCCGGCATCCAGCACGCGGCGGATCTCCTCGCCGTCATGCTCTACGATTACATAGCCGGATTGAATATTGCCGGGGTCAATCGCCAGTATCGTTCCCATATGGTACCCTCCATGTCAGAACGTTTTCGTATTTACACGGGTACATTTCCCTGCAAACGAGCGTTTGCACACACGGAGGGGCCAAAAGGTCGACAAACTCCGGGCATTGCTCAATCACTAGCTTGTGGATCTTTTTGGCGACTTTGCGTGTCTCTTTCGCCGCCAGATGGCACAACCGCTTTTCCATGATCGTCATCAGCTCTTCCGCGTTCATGTACCAGATCATGTTTACCGGCGCGTCCTGCCGCGCTGCGTTCCGGTCGTATTCGTCCTGCCGGTCGTTGCGCTGGCTGCGGATAAACGGCTGCGCGTGGACGTGGCGGGCCAGATGGGTGCTTACCCAATACGGCACACCCTCGAGATAAAACGCAAACTGTAACGTCCGAATGGGGCTGTGCCGTGCCCGGAGAATGGCGTGTTTCCACTCCATGTCCGGGGTTGTCTTCATCTCTTTGCCGATGGTGACTAAAGCGCACTGCTTGGCCAGCGCCCAGTCCTCATCGGTGGGGTACTTCAAAAGTTTGACGATCATGTCTTCCTCCTATCCATGTCTTCGTAATCTTTGCATTCCTCGCCGGAAAAGCACATGTGCTCCAGGTCTTTCTCGGAGAACCGATCCGCCTTGTGCTTCAAGCATCGGTACGGGTAGACGTAGTTCTTTCTGTATTCCAAATTCTTGCATGTAAAGCAGCAATCCTGCATCAGTTTTCCTCCTTTCGCGCTCCCACGGGCAAACCGCAGGCCGCTCATTCTGTAACTCCGTTTGTTCGCGGTTTTCCGGCTGTGCATCCAAAATCTGCGTGATGATACTCTCCAACTGTTCTGCCGCACGCATATCCCTCGCACCACGCTGCATACTTACTGTGCCTGCAGTCCTTGCACCGCACCACCTCCGCAACGTCGGCGGCGGGCTGACGCAGCAGAAGCGTTTTTACCCGCGGAGGTGTCCAGTACGGATTGTGAGCGTTGCTGGCTTCAAAATCTTTCAGCGCCGCCTCGCGGCTGATGTATTCTTCAGGCATGGTTGGCCTCCTTGCTGTCTAAAGTCGTGATATTTACCGGCTTTAGCCACTCTCTGATCCGCATTCCGCACGATACACAAAGCTCAGTCTCATCGACTCCTGCTGTTCCCTCGCACGCGCGCCGAAAGCGCACATACGCTGCCGAGCTCTGCGGGTTTATCTCCGCCCCGCAGCGGTCACATATTCGTTTCGTTGCCATTCTTCTTGCCCTCCAATCTGTTCAAAGTAAAACTTGATCGGTTTCTCGTGCTCGATAACGTTGCCGTAGGCAACTCCCACCTTGTAGATGTAGTTCTCCCTGAGTTTGCGCGGGATCTCCTCGATATAGCGCCGGAATGTCTCCATCGTGTTTGCCCGCTTGTAGTGGTTGCACATCCGGCAGGCAGGCATGAGGTTTGAAATATCATCTGTTCCGGCTTCTTCAATATCCCACGCTCGCAGCGGCCGGAAGTGGTCTACCTGCATGTCTCGGATATCGATAGACCGTCCGCAGTAGGCACAGTGGCCGTCATACTTCGCATAGACCGCTTCCCGTTTTTTCTTACTGAAGCTCATCCCTTGCCCTCCATTTCCTGAATCGCCCGCTCGGCCTCTTCGCGGGTTAAAAATACGGTTTTGCCAAACTCCGAAACGAAAATATAGGCGTTGCATATGCCTCCGCTCCCTACGAGCCACAATTGATTCAGATTGTTCCCGCCGTGTCCTATTACCTTTCTGGCGCATATCTCATCGCATATGCCATTATCAATGTCAAAAATGCGCTCGATCATGTAAACCGTATCGCCCACTTTGCACGGCAGCACTACCACGCGCCCGTCCTTGTCGGCCTCGGCAAGCTCGCGGAGGCGGTCAAACCCGCCGCACAACTCGGCAATGTCCTCGTAGATTTTTAATTGGTGGTAGATCTCCATCGCGTGCTCTTGCACCGCGAGTACGTCAATGACGCTCCTGCGCGTCGTGTGCTCATCTACCCGCACATCAGGGATTGTCAGTCGTTCCATATCTCTTCCTCCACATACCGCCAGCTCTGCGGCGGGCGGGTGATTGGCTTGGGTTTTACCTTGAGCGCTACCTCCACCTCATTTGGCACAGCGTAAAATTCCCGCAGCTCGCGCGGGGTATCGTAAATTTTAAGATCATCGATCTGCATGCCGTATCCGTGCTCCGTGCCCAGATACTTGTATATGTCCTCGCAGGTGAGGCAGGCATCCACCGTCGCCCATTTGGGGATCATGCAAAGCGGGTAGACCGTGCCGATCTTATTGCAAGTAAATTCCGCAACGACTTTCCCGTTGGCGTCCTCATATCCAAACGCCTCCGCCTGTTCGCGATCATAGGCCGATTCCGCCGTAGTAGCCGGCGTCCCTGCGTTGGCTTTCACCATGAGCGCCCCCTTTCCGCCTGCGGTACAGTAGATATAGCACTTAAACGGCACACCGCACTTCGGCGCGGTCTTGCGGATTTCGACCGTTTTACTCCCGTTCAGGATCTTCCTCACCCACTCCGGGCGAATGCTGATCAAAACAGCTTTACTCATGCTTGCCTCCTTCCTCCGGCGCGTCCGGCAGTGGCATCCAGTGGGTGACTATACTGCCAATGCAGTCCCGCATAGCTATTCCGTCATATCTTCTCCATGTATCCGCGCTCGTGCGGTACGCCTCGCCGACAAATACGCCGTCCGTAGCAAGGACGCGTTTTCCCGGTTCCGGCCTCCGTTCCTCCACGCTGATCCACTGCGGCACCTTCTCCCGCAGCGCCTGCACGATTTCCTTGTTTTTCATGGTTTTCCTCTCCAATACTCATTAAATTTCTTTCCCGTAATAATCGGTCGGCACCATTCGCGCTGGAAACGTCGCCATTCCGGATCATACTTTCCGTCCTCTCCGCGAAACAGCATGGCATACGGCACAAATCCCGCTTGCATGGTCTGCATCAGGCGCTTTTCAGCATCCTCAAAGCTATCTCCGTCGTAGCCGCACAGCACATAGCAGCACATGGCGTGTCGTGCCGGGCGGAAACCGGCTGCCCGCAGTTTCCTGCCCATTTCGATGAGCGGTTCCAGATCGTCCTTTGTGTCATAGGCTGTATAAAGCCGTGCTGGGTTTACCTCGTGCAGCAAATCCGCCTGCCACTGCTGGAGCAGCGCCGGTTCTAATCCCCCGGTAAAAACAGATCTTTGTTTTTGCCTCTTGAGCATGTCACAGACTGCCCGAAAATGCGCTTCTGAAGTTCCCAGAATGTTATCATCAAGGATGTTCCATCCATCCACAATCGGCAGCTCTTTGATTTCCCCGTGCGCGCAGCGCGGCACGGAGCAGAACCAGCAGTCCTTTGTGCAACCGCGCGAGGTGAAGATCATTCCGTCCCGCAGATACAGCCCAGGCATAAAGTCTCCCATGCGATCATCAAACGCCGGGCCGCCGACCTCCACCGGAACGCCGAGGATCTGCCATGCGTAGTACAGATCTTCGGCCTTTTCGAGATCCCACGTAAACGTTACGGAGATATGTACCTCTGTCACGCCCGCCTTGATGCAGTCGGCGATATTCTCGATGGTCGGCGGGCCGAAGAACGCGAGCGCATCCGTCGGCGACATGGCCGTTTTACGCGGGAATACGCGGGCGATCATAGCGCGTCCTCCTCCATTCCCTCAAGAACCATTTGTCCCGGCAAAACGCCGTCCTCCAGACTCCAGTGCAGGACGTCTTCGCCGGTCTGCCAATCGCACGGCAGGCCGCGGCTGCGGCGCTCCTCGATCATCCGGCCATAAGCCCGGATGTAGGCATTCCGGTATCCGGGGTAGCGCGCGAGCTGCACCTTCCGGTGCTTGCCCGCCATCGGGCAATTGATGCAGCCCACGCGATCTTCGCCGCAGGCGTAAAGCGGATTCATACAGATCTTTTCTGCTGCGCAGTAATCCCAGATGGATTCGGTCGGCCAATCGATAATCGGATTGACCGTTCGGGTCCCCTTGAGCTGGCAATTTTCTATCAGCATCCGGCTTTCGTCATTGTCGTTCATCAGTGTCAGCCGCTTGGATTTATCCCTGTGCAGGGCCTCCATGACGCCTCTGGACTTGCGCTTTTGCGATTCGGCCCAGCGGACGCCGGTCGCGATCCACCTGCCACGTCCGCTGGTCTCTTTGAGCGCCGCGCAGCAGTAGCGCCAAATGCGTGTCGGCGGCACCAGCTTCAGCGGGATTAGTCGCCACATGGTCATGTACGTCCCATCCGGCTGCTTGTGCTTATCGATATCGCACGGTACGCCCGCCAGCTCCAGCCTTCGGAATGTTTCCCGCACATGCCAGACGGTCTCCGGCGCATCAGCTGTCGTCAGCGAGTGCAGCACCTCATACGGGATTCCTGCCGCGCCCGCCAGATGCAGCAGCACGTCCGAGTCCTTCCCCCCGGAATACGTGACCACTATCGGCTGCTTGTACAGCCGCAAGCTCATCTCCGAGGCCATCCGCAGCCGCTCAATCGCGGTTTGTTCTAAGTCCATTGCCGTCCTCCACCCCCAACCTCATACCAGCGCCTTCCTGCCGGGTGTCCGGCGTGCTTCTCTCGATCAGTATCTCCCGTGCAACGTCGCGCTCCAGCTCTGCTTTCGCCAGCGCTTTTTCGAGGCGGTGGATCTCGATGGACGCGGCCTGATTGCTTTCGGCCAAAAGGCTGTTGCGTTCCAGACATTTCGTGGCATTATGCGCCACGGCCCTTCGTTCTTTTTCCTTCTCGCAGTTCTGGCAGACATAGCGTGCTGCCAGTGATCTCGCCAGTTTTCCCAGCATTTTCATGTCTTATCCTCTTCGTTTTCCGCAAGCATCCGTTCGACCGCTGCCATCTGGAACGCCGTCAGGTCGTCTCCGTGGTTCTGCACGCCGTGCCGCATTTTCTCCGCGCCCTTCGGCGGTTTCTCGAACAGCCGGTTGACAGCAACCTCTTCCAGCGGATTCAGCGGGTCATGGTGCCCCTGCACACCGTAGCCGGGCTTTGCAGCGCGGCTGTACTGTGCAGGCTGTGTTCCGCCCTTGTCCTGTTCTTTTGCCAGCCAGCGGACAATAAACGCATTGATCCCGCGCTTTGTTTTCCGTTTGGCCGGATTTGCGTCCAACCAGCCCCTCATATTCCGCAGCTGCTGTATCACGTCGACAGCAGGGTACAAGCCCGCCCATTCCTGGCATTGCTCCACGGAAACGGAATATCCCGTTCCATCATTCAGCGGCAGAGAGATTGCTGGCGGCGTGGATGCCGCTTGCGGCTCCGCGCTATCTTCCGCATCTCGAATAGCGAATTCGATTCTCGATTCTCGATTCTCGAATACGGGAACATCTGCACGCATTTGCTTGCAAATGATTTCATCCGCTTGTTTCCCATCATCAGGCGACGGGAATTTGCTTACCTTCGCACGCTGCGTCTGATACTTGCCCCATGTTGGTAGGTAAAGGAAGCGCTTGCCCTCAAACACATACAGAGCAATCAATCCAGCACTCGCCAGCCCATGAAGAGCATTTTCTACAGTTTTGAGCGTGAGGTTTTCTTTCAGCGGGAAGAGGCGGTTTTTCACTACCGCCGCTCTCCCGTCAAAGCGTCCGAAATCATCACAGTTTACAATGAGCCGATAAAACAGAACTTCTTCAAACCACGAGAGTTTGTCGACGCTATCGCTTGTGCAGATGCTTTCCCGAATAATTCTGTTCGGCATATTTCAGCCCTCAGAACGGAAGCTCGTCACCAAGCCCCATCTGCATATCGGGTTCGGCAAAAGGTACCGGCGTCGAATCCGACATCTGCTGGAAGCCTCCACTGGAAGCATCTCTGTCCTGCCGCTTCTCGGCAAAATAGCACCGATCTGCAAGGATCTCCGTCGTGCGGCGTTTATTGCCCTGCTTGTCTGTCCAGTCGCGCTGCTGCAAACGGCCTTTGACTGCCACGAGCTGCCCTTTGGCAAAATACTGGCCGACGAAATCGGCGGTATTTCTGAACGCGACAATATCGAAGAAATCGGTCTCCCGGTCCTGCCCCTGCGGTGCATAGTCGCGCTCACAGGCCAGTGCAAAGTTCGCAGCGGTGGTTCCGTTCTGCGTCATGCGGACATCCGGGTCCCGCGTCAGGCGGCCCATCAAGATCACTTCGTTCAGCATTTATGTATTCCCCTTTCCCTGTTTCTGTGCGCAGCCCCAGCAGAAGCAGCGTCCAAACTTTTTTGTTGTCTGCTCCGCAATGCTCATTGCAGAGTAAGCATGTCCGTTGATCGTCTCGCCGGTGATCTCTTTCCCGCATGCGGAACACTTAAAGAGCATCTCCGGCTTCTTTACAGCCTCGGCGGGCTTCGCAGCAGCGGGCGCTTTCCGCCCGGACGCTCTCCCGGTTTCTCTGGCATATTCATCCGTATCGGCATCCTTCGTATCGTCGATGGCGAACAAGCCGTTCAACGCGTACTTTCTGGCGTAGGAGCTGGCCGTGCCGGTCACCTGCGGTTCGTCCATGCCCTTCTTGCTCTCCGGCTCCCGGGCAAAACCGAACGTGGTATATTCGCCCTCGCCGTCAGACAGAGTCGCCTTTGCCTTGACATAGATCCGGTTCCCACTCTCTACAATCTCGTCCGAGATCGTCAGGATGCAGCCCTGCGCCTGCAGCAGGGGCTTTACAGCCTCTAAAATGCTCTCGCAGGAGCGGTATTTGTAGCCGCCGAAGTTGTTGGTCTTGTCCTTTGGCGCTTTCAGCTGCGCCTGAATGGCGATCAGCTTTTCTGTAAGCTTCATCCATCTACCTCCACAAATTCGCCGTTTTTCAGCCGATACCTGGTATCGGCCTTGATCTTCTCGCCGTCGACGTATTCCGTCTTCACGCAGCGCGGAACGGATCGCCCCTTTTCTTCGGAATATTCCCACTCCGCAAGCGTGATCCAACTCCCGATTTTTGCTTTTACCGTACAGCCATGACCTGCGCAGCAGATCACGGAGTCGACGCCGGTACTATTGATCTGGGCGGAGTCGCCCGAGCTGCCGATCTGGGCGGAGTAGCCCGAGCTGCCAATCTTGGCGTAGTCGCCCAAGCTGCCGATCTTGGCGGAGTTGCCCGAGCTGCCGATCTTGGCGGAGTCGCCGGTGGCAACATCACTCTTCGGCATATTGACGATTGTCTGCTCCTTCGTGTAGTCGATGCAGGCCTTGATAAACCCAGCAAAACTCAGCTTCGCGCCGATATGCAGCTTTTTCGTCGCAAATTTTCCATCAGAGCCGGATATCGGCTGGTCAAGTGCCTTGACCTCTGCAAAATCCGAAAACTTCCCGCTCTCGTCAACAAGATCGTAAAAGTTCAGAACATCAAAAGGATTGACGCAGTAGTGCATCATGCCTTTCTCACAGATCTTTCCGCCCACTTCTTCGTAGTCGGTGTTCTCGGCATACTGCTTATCCCTGCAGATCATACCGGGCTTAAACGCCTTGTAGCCTTTCGCGTTATCCATCCTTATCCTCCTTATTTTCGATCACGGCCCCCGTGGCCGTGTCTGTGATCAGTTCTCCCGGGATCTCCAGCGGGCAGTACATCCCGCGGAGCTGCCCGCTCGTCAGATACTCCCCCGTCCGTCTGCACTGCCTGCGGCTGTACGTTTCCAGCAGCGGACATAGACTGCATTCGACATGCCCGGCCGGGAAGAAGACCGACACCCGGCATTCAAACGGGATATAAACTTCATCCTTCATGGCGTACCCTCTCAAACAGCAGCGCGTTCGCGATCTCGTCTACGCTGTAGGTATCGGAGACGTATTCCAGCATGCATTCCGCGTGTACAAGGACCGTATCGCAGACGAAAGCTTCCTCGCCCTCGCGGACTTCCTCCTGGCAGTGCGCGCATGTTCCGATGACAGCCGGTTCCTTCTCCTGAATGCCGAGGTAGAGGTTATCAAGCGGTAATGCCATTGCATAATGCCTCCCTCCGGATCAGCTCCTCACAAAAGCTCTGCACAGTGGCGTAGCCGTTCTTTTTCAGCAGCCGGTCGAGGATCTTCGCCTGATCGTCCGTCAGGCGGAAGTAATACCGGTTCGTCTTCTTCCGGCGATCTGCACGGTTCTTGGGCGCGTCCAGCGCCTTGATGGAGGCCGCAGCCTCCGGCACGAGCTGAACGCCGTATTTCTCCGGCGCTTCGCACTGCGAAAGCAAACATTTATTAAACTTCGGGTAGTCGGCCCGAACCGCCTCGACACAGGCTTTCGCGCCGTGCCGGACGCGGGAATCCGTTAAACTTGACATAGGTTCCTTTCTGGCTTATAATAGAAGCCGACATAATGTCCTTTCATTTTGGCCTCTGTCGCGCGGCAACGCGGCAGGGGTCATTTCTTTTTGCCTGTGCGCTCCCGGATAAGCCGGCAGGTCGCGTCCCACTGTGAACAGACGATCTCGGCATAAGTGCTGCAGAGCCTATAGGAATTTTCTACGCATTTGCTGCGCTTGAATTCCAGCATCTCGCAGACCTCGCAAGGCGTCATCAACAGCGCCTTTTCTTTGATGTCCATCACAGCAGCCCGAACAGCGTTGTCCCCAGCGCGATCGCGCCGGTCACGGCGGCCTCATTGACCATCTCCGCCCCGCAGGCCAGCACGGCCAGCGCAGCCGCCGCCCCGCCGATCCACAGGCACAGGCTCTTGATCACGCGCAGCATTGTCTTGCGGTACTGCAGCTCGTCCCACAGCCGTTCCTGCCGATCTTCTGTCGCTTCTGCGATTTCCATTTCGTTTCTCAATCTTCCATCTCCTCCCCCAAATATCGTAAAAACGGTTTTCTCGGGATTTCCACATTATGCTCCGTTGAGCATATAACCGGAAATCCAAGCGCACTTGGGTTCAGACGTGCCATAACTCGAATGGAGTTTGCGCTCATTCTAAGCACCTGCGCCGCCTCGCTTGCGAGGATTGTGGGCTTTGACATTGCCCGGATAT